CCACCACTACCACCACCAATACTTGTGTTTGTTCTAATCCAAGAATCAACAGGTGCTAATTTTCTAGCAGTTGTGTTGTTTCCTGCGGCTTGTGCTTGATTGACTCCACATAGATTAAATTCCATATCTCTTTTTAACTCTTTTGAAGCTTTTGAGATTTGGTAAGCCATTTCTGAATTTCTTCCTGCTTCAGAAACTGCGTCTAGTGTACCAGAAACGATTACAGGTTTGCTAGAAATCTGCGCTCTGTTTGCCAATCTTACTGTTACTGTGTTCCAACCAGAAGCAAATGCAATTTCATCACCTTCTAATTGTGCATTTGATGCAGCATCTTTAAGTGCATCTGTCTGCCATTCATGATTTACTGCCGTTGCTTTTGTTTTTCCTATTGCAGAAATAAACGGAGTTTCAGTCGGTGAGATATTATAGATTATATCTGATAAATCTTCTCTTTGACCAATAGCCGTATAAGACTGAAAAGTATTTGCTACTATCGCCATTATTATATCCTATTTGTTTGAGTTGTTAATCATATCTAAAAATATACTGGTAGCATCTTTTTGGCTTCCACTTCTTTTTAGACGACTAAACTTTTCTTTTCTTTTAGACAAACTAATATCGTTAGCATCTTTTTTAACTCCTGAAGAAAAAGGTCTTGAAGGTTTAGAAATCTTTTTTGCTAAATTCGGTTTTGAATTTTGCAAATTTCTATATTTCATTGCTTCATTCACCAACATTATAATTCTATGATCATAAATTTGTCCTACTTCTTGGTTATTAAAACCATGAGAGGATAAAAAATTTCTCATATTATTTTTTAATGATGAGGCCTTTGTAGGATCAGAAAATTCTGGCATTTTATTTGTCAGTTTATTTTGTTGGTCTTGCAAATAAGAATCAAATTGAATTTTTTGTTCACTTTGAACTTTTTGCATAGCTAAATTAAGTTTTTCTTGTTTTCTTCTTAACTTATGCTCTACTTTCATTGCCTCACTTGGATCATCTTCATACAATTGTTCTAAATCCACATTATTAGTTTCATCAGTTAATTGTTGTTGAGTTGTAGATACTAAATTATTTAATTCGTTTAAACGATTTGAATAGTCTAGTTTTTGCTTTTCAGATTCAGATTGAAAGTCTTTTCTATCTAAAGAAAGTTCTTCCGTCTTTCGTCTGTAATCAGCATCCCTTTGATATCCATTTCTCAACTCATCAAGGGTAACTTCAAATTCTTGACCTGCAACTTTAACATTGTAAGTGGAATCTTGTTTCTCTTGAGTATCAATTTGTTCTTCGTCTTGAGATACATCTTCGGAAGTTTCTTCTTCGGTTTCGTCTTGAGACTCCACCTCTGTTTCTTCTTCCTTTATTTCCTGTTCTTGGGGTTGATCTTCGTTAGAAGATTCCTCATTTTGTAGTTCAGGAGAATTTTGTTGAATTTTTTTATCTTCTTCTTCTTTTGGTGCTTCGTTATTAGGGGTTAATAATCCTAATATTGAATCAGCAGCTTTTGAAACATCAGTTTCAGCTCCTTTTAAGGGGTTAGCATAATTGTCTGACATAGTTTTCCTTTTAAGTTAAGTTCCTCTTATGAGGTTGACTTATCCTAAACTTATTTGTTTAGAATTTTTTGTTTTTAATTTGGCTTCTAAAATCTTCCATTTGTTTAGAGGCCAATTTTCCTGTTTCTAAAATTTCTTTAAAATGTTGCTCAACTTTATTTAACACTTGATAAGCTAACCAAAGTTTTTCTCTAGTTTCACCTTCATTACTTCCTGTGTTTAATAAACTTGTAGAGTATAAATTTTTAAGCTTTTCAAAAGACTCTTGAAATAAAGTATTTTCTAGTATTTCTTTAGCCTTGTTCGATTGGGTTATCTCCTGATTGAGTTTCCCCTGTTCCTGGTTGTTCATTTAAGTTTTCAATTTCTTGTTGTAAATTTTGAGAGGCTTGTTGAGCAGATTCTAAAGTTTTATTTTCATTGGTTAAAATAATCTTATTTAAATCAGCTGCGGCCTTGATTTTAACACTATCAATTTGTGTAGAATACTTAAGTTCCATATCTTTGATTTTAGTTTCAAATTCCAAAACTTTACCAGCATTATCACTTTTGATTTTTTTAAGAGCAACTTCCAACTCTGCAACTTTACGTTTTTCTTCACTTGCTATTCTAGTAAATTCTATTTTCTCAATTGGAGTAGGTGGTGGTGGAGGTGTTGGTTGTACCATTTGTTTTCCTTGTTCAGGATCTACAAAGTAATTGTCCACATTCTTAAGACCAGCATTTTCAATAATTTTAGATAAACTATTGTAAATGTTTTTTAGGCTCACCATTGGGTACTCTTTCCCACCTTGTAATTGGAAAGCTTGTAATTGTCTTTCCAAAATATTATTCATCATCATAATTTGTTGATCATTAGAGCCAGTACCCAAACCAACCGTAATTGATATGTTAAATTTATTTCTCCACTCCGTAGGTTTTACAGGGATGAATTGATTATTTAATTCAACAATTCTTTCTTTGTCTTGATACTTACAAGTCAATTCAAATATTTTTGAGAATAAATCTTTGATACCAGTTTCGGCAAATACTCTTGCTACTAATTCCATTCTCAATTGTGATTGAGTCATTAGTGCATTAACACCAGTTGCAGTTTTATTTAAACTATCTGCGTCTAGGCCTTGATTGTATCTTGTTACACCAGTTCTTGATTCCCTAACTGTATCTAAATATTCTAATAATGGAAATGCTTGTTGCGAAATCGTTTGAGATTGCATTGGCATTATTACTTGGTTAGGTGGTTGTTTCGTTCTTACAATTCCCCCTGGTCTTGTCGTAAGTAAATCGTCAAGGTTGACCATGCCATCCATTACAGCAGTACGATTATTATTTGTTAAATACATATTATCTAACAATTGTCGCATTACTGTTGATTTAACTAATTGAACATCTTCTACAAGTTCGGCTACACTTCTTCCATAAAATCTATGTGGCATTGGGATTGGAGTTAAAGAACAAAAAGGAATGTTATCACAACTTTCGTTAGATAAAATTTCATTTCCATCTTTCCCTGCAACACAAATTTTTCTTAACTCTGCTATTCCATCACCATCCATATCCACTTTTAAATAGCACTCATAAATTTCCACATCTTGTGTCGATTCATCTTTTGTATCTTGTAAAAAAGGATTGTCGTCTATATCCGAATATCTTTGTATTCTTTCTTCATTAAAAAGTATGTTGTTTGAAGTTGGAAGGTTTTCAATAACATCCCTATCAAAACCCATTTCAATTAATTCACTTCTTGTTTTGATAACTCTATGAGCAACAAAATTTGCTTCTTCAATAGTTTTAGCAGTTTTTTGAATTAAAAATTCTTCTGGTGGAATATTTTCTATTTTAACTTTACCATAAGAACTTGTTCTTTTAATCTTACAATTGTAAAGCATAGGTGTTGGAATTTCTGGTAAAGGAATCCCTTGCTCTGCTGTTATTTTATTTAGTTGATCTAATTCTTCTTTTGCTTTTTCATCTACAAAAGATTCTTTGTTTATAATTTCAACATTTTTATCATCAACTAATAATTGATATTCTTGATCATTTAAATTTTCATAAGTTTCTTGCTCAACCTTTTCGCTATCATCCCAATAAACTTTTACAATTCCATTCTTCTCTAAAAGAGCATCTTTGAACCATGTATATAAAATTGAAAAACCATTGTTATCTCTATTAAAGATATAGTTAATGTAACTTGTAGCTTGTTGAGATAAAGCGATATCCTCTACGTTTTGAGGCTCACACTTAACTACTTTTTCACTAGACGTAAATACTCTTAAAAGGTTTGGCAAGATGGTTTCAATTGTGTCAGCTACATCTGTACTAACAACTTGGCTTCTACCATCAATCTCTGTGCCAAGTTTTTCTCCCATATAATACTCAAGGGATTTTTTACGTTGACCTGATAAAGCACCACCCATAAAACCTAGAGCATTGTCTATCTCACCACTAATAATTGATTTTAATTCTAAATCTGTAACTTTTGCCATATTAAACTATATAATTTGTGTTGATTGGAACTTCTTTTTTCCAATTTGAAATTGCTAATCCTTGCCCTACTATGCCAGTACGAAATGAGTCTGCGCAGTGTGACGCAAAGTTGTGCAAAGGTTTATTTCTAAAACATTGGTTTTTATCGTCATATCTTTTTTGATATGCTTTTAAATATTCAAGTGCTGTCCCACACTTATTTTTATCAAACCAACAATTAATTAAATTTTTTCTAACTGCTTCAATACCATCTTCAACACTAATTTTAGGTGCTACTTCAAAGGCTATTCCTAATTCTAAAGCACTCTCTAATCTTGATTTACCAAAGTTACCTATTTCTCTAACTTTAATATCATGAGGTGCTACATGAGTTGAGTAATCTTCCGAATATGGTTTTTTGTTTAAAACATCTACATAATGATCAAGGCCAAAACCACTATTCTCATAATAGTCTATTAGTCTTATTTCACCTTTATGCCTTTGAACAAACCAAATAGAGGTACTATCATTCAATCCGATATCCCACCATGTTTCTACATCTAGGTTATCGTCATAAGGTACGTCACCTATTCTACCTTCTTTTGTTAAATCTTCTATTATAGTTCCATAATAACTTCCTGTGATTGCAGCTTGGAAACTACATTCAAATTCCTGCTGATACAAATCTTTAGACATTACGTCTTGAGCAGCTTTTAATTCTTCTTCATCTAAAATTTTTGTTTCACTTGCTTTAAAAACACATGAATACCAATCTTTAGATTCTTTAGCTTTTTCATATAAACTATAAAAATAATTTTGGCCTTTTGGAGTCCCAATAAAAACACACCAACCCTTACGATCTGCTAACGCAGGTCTAATAATTTCTGGGAATATAGTAGGCTTAATAGATTGTGTTTCATCAAAAACACATCCATCTAAACTAATACCCCTGATAGCTTGGTCATTCTCTGCTCCAAGAATTGTAATCCTTGAACCATTAGGTAGATCACATCTTAATTCACTTTCATTAAATTTTGTATTAGGAATCTTTCCTGCAAAATTTTTAATATAATCCCATGCAGTCAGTTTTCCTTGCTTAAATGTCGGTGAGAGGAACACATACCTTGAATTTGGTTTTGTAGTAGTAAGGGCATCTTTGAGCATATGATTAATCATAGCTACCGTTTTGCCAGCTCTACGGTGTAGAACTAGGACACTAAACCTGTGCTTATCAATTTGCTTATGCAAAAATTTTTGTAACTCTCTAGGCTTATATGGAATGATAATATTTGGCATTTTAAAAAGACCCCCCCCTATTAATGTAAGGTTTTTCCATGAGGTAAAGATCCTAAAGCTTCAATTCCTAAATCATCCATTATTTGATGAGAAAAAAAGTTACATTCTTTTAAAGATTTAAAGCCATCAAAATGAACGATCACACTATTAGTAGACTCCATAATATATACGATAGCCGTATAACCCAATTTTTTATCGTCAAATTTTTTCATTCAAATTTTTAAGTTTATGTGTGTGTAAGTTCCCTGACAATAACCATAGGTGTGAATAATATTTCGGCATACCGTTTGTCACAAAACCCCCCCATTCTACAAGGTTTTTTGAGGTAAATGACTATTAATCAATGAACCATGCTTAAAACATCAACAAAATCAATGCTTATTTAATATAGTTATAGTTTCAATATTAATGTGACAAATATGTCACTAAAATATCTAATAATTTTGTAATAATTTATTCTATATAGCTTCATGTGTTAGGTTCGTACATTTTACGGATGGTTTAACAATAAACCCAATTAAACTAATACTTTTATTTATCCCACTTAACAACAAGAGGACTCTTATCATCACCAATTAAGGCCAATGAATCCTTTTTAGCATAATATTTCGGTGCTAATCGCTCTGATTTCCACTTTGCAAGGTCAATATAAGCCTTGATTAAGTGAGTTTGACCAAGATCTGTCTTATCTTTTGTTTTGCTTTCAAGTAAAGCATTGTTAA